TCAATACCCATCATCTTGAGTTTAGGTTCTGCGAACTGTACACCTTCAGAGTTGTGAACATTTAGAATGTATCGTTTCTTAGCAACCCAGATACCCTTGTCTGCGATTACCTCACGACCCATTTCCATACGATTCACATACGCACTAGTATAGTCCGCAAGTTCTTTATAGGTTTGTTCCAGAACCTTTTCAAAATGGTCAGACGAAATCTTATCAAGAAACTTCACGGGGTCTTTGGGGTCAAACTTCTTGACCAGTTCACCCATGTTAATGTAGAGCGAGTCAGTGTCAATGGCAATCACATAATCAACATCGTCTGTTGAGAGAAGTTTGTTCATCTCTCTGTTGACTGCACGTTCTGCCCATTTGATAGACAACTGACCCGCAAGTGTGATGGACTCCGCAACCCTTTGGTCAAAGTAACGAAACCATCTATTACCCAACGCACCATAGAGACTATTCATAAGGATTTTGATAGACATCTGTTGGTTGTTCAATTGGGAAATTTTGTTAGACAATGCTCCTGTCGGAGTCTTCTCATATTCTTGTTGTGCTTCAAGCATTTCTTTCTTAATGGTTCTTCGTTCAGAATAATACTGACGAATCACACTAGGAATGATACCTTCTTTCTCTTTTGTGAAACGAACACCACTAGGTGCAAGTGCATATTTGCCATCGTGTTCTGTTTGTTTACGCAACATATGTTCTACCGAAGTAGGAACTAAACCGTCAACAACAGTCTCAGGTGACATATTGTATTGCACAATAATCATAGGATAAAGAGAGTTCAAGTCAAAGGATGTTACCCAATCATGCGAACCCACTTGAGGTTCTTTTACATAACCACCCGCATAGTCACCCTTGGGTTTCTCAATCTTCGGAGGAACTACAGTATTCTGATTATGCAGAAGACGATAGATGATACTATCCCAGATTGATGTAGTACCTAGTACGTCCTCATAGTTCACACCACCACGATATGCCATAGTCATTGCAAGAGTCAGAATACCTAACTTGTCTTCCAACTTATCAACCAAGTCCACGTCCTTGATGTTGTAGTCAATGAACTTCTGGTGGTCTTCCTTATAGAGTGTGTGTAGGTTGCCGTGTTCCTCATAGGATAGTTTACGTTCACCCAGTACCACATTCGCAATATGGTCTAGTCGGTAAGACTCTTGTTGACCAAGAGTGTTGTAGGTAAATTTCTTGAACAGGTCATAGTAGTCTAGTTGTGCGATACCCATGATGTCATAGGTGTTGGTCTCATTCATACCAAACTTGTTTGCACGAACCTTACGTGCATTGACCACACCCCACGGAGAGAATCGTTTGACCGACTCTTCACCAATAACTTTTCTTGTTCTGTTAACAAGATAGGGGATATCAAATCCTTTGGTGTTCCAACCAGTCACCACATCAGGTGAACCGTGGTTTTGCCAGTAACTCAGGAACGAATCAATCAGTTGTAGTTCAGTGTCGCATTTGTTATAGATTGTATTCTCATCAGGACTATACTCACCTAGACCCCAGACACGGAAATACTTTTCCTTACTGGACTTGGTACAGATAGAAATGATTGGATAGTTTGCAGCGTCAGGTTCAGGGAATCCTTCATCGGACGCAACCTCAATATCAATAGTGGACACAACAATCTGGTCACGATTGAATGAGATATCACGAGGAAATTGTTCAGTAATAAATTGGTTGACGAAGTTATTCATACCATAGACAGTCATGGTAGGAACATACTCGTATTGTTTAATGAAGTCAGTCGCATCTCGCATAGAGTCAAACTCTATTGGTGCAACCGATTTACCGTCAAGGGTCTTCCAAGGGGACAGTGTACCCTTAGATGGTGTTTGTGATGACACATATAGTGTTGGTTTGAACGGAACACGTTTCTTAACACGTTCACCGTCTTGGTATCCCCGATAGAATATAGAGTTACCGTATCGTTCTACAGACGTATAGAATTTCATATTTTCACCTCATGATATAATATACATTATACACGAGTAATCAGAGAAAGTCAATCAATAATTTTAAAATATTTACTTCTTTCCCACGGTTTCTTTTGCATTCCATCGTGGTCTTGAGTAATACCAAAGGACTTGGATATCACTTGAGTAGATGCAAGTTTTAACATAGATTCACGTGCATCAAAGTTATATGCCTCAAACAAATCGTTTGCAGTCTTACCCACAACGACCTTACCGTTTGGTGTATGAGTCATAAACGTATATGGTCTATCATTCTTGTTATGATTACTTAGATAGGTCTTTACCAATCTCTCCACACAACCATACGGGCCACCGTTTAATGGGAATGCTCTGTTTAACAACAAGTCGTTCATATACAATGCACATCGTCTAGAGAACGAATAACAAGACATAAAGAGTCCAAGGTTAGCGTAATCCAATCCATGATTTATAGTGAAATCTAATTGTCTTTTGAATTCATCTGCATCTAGTAGATATGCGTCATGCTCCATCACAAAGAATCTTTCACTACTCTCTGCACGTTTCTTTATGAACTGCCAATGGGTGATATCACCTGCACGTTCACTTGATGTACTTTCCCCACCATGCTGTAAATGATGAAGCAGTGGTCTCCAATTATAGAGGGGTTCAAGTTCTTTTATTGTGTTGGGAGTATAACACTGAATGACTTCAATGTCAAGTTCTGAGACGGGTTTCCAAGATTCTAATGCAATCTCGGTATATTGGACTGAGACGGGATTGTTTAAATCCGCAATCATATATGCTTTCATACTGTAATGAAAGGGGCGGTTTCCCACCCCCTTCTCTCTTTTAGAGTAGTGGTTGTAATGTAATCACCATGAGCGCCATGGTGCCTACAAACAATCCGAACTCCATTTTGACTTCGGTTGTCATTTTCATTTTATCCTCGTTTAAATTAAGAAATTTTAATTATACGAGGCTGCTTCTCTTTTGGGATTTCCGTCTTCAATGTAACTGCAAGGATACCGTCTTTGAGGGAAGCACCAGTTACTAGAACATACTCAGAAAGTCTGAATTGTCTCCGAAACGCTTTTGTAGAGATACCTCTGTGAATTACTTCACGGTCTCTAGGTTCGTGCTGACCACTAATGGTCAATGAGCGTTCTTTTTGTTCAACGCTTATTTCGTCCTGTGTGAATCCCGCAACGGCTACCTCAATAACAAACTCATCTTCACCTACCTTCACAATGTTGTGAGGTGGGTAATGGTCGTTAGCGTGTTTGGTTGCGTATTCCAGTTCGTTAAATAAGTGGTCAAAACCTATAAATGCTGAACGTGGGAAAAGTTGTTTACCTACTTTTAGATTTGTCATGTCGCTTTATCTCCTATATTAATTTAGCAAGATGAACGTGAACCCGATTAACGGCATTCACGCATGTGGGAATTATTCCCACGATACTATATATAAGAATTAAAATTTATATTTCAAGTCTTATATAAAGTTTTTTGGGTCACAGTCGGGGTCACTCTCAAATCCAAATGAGAAAGTCGCCCGTGATACTGTGGGTTCAAGTTGATGCCATGTTCCTCTCGGAATAAAAACGGCATCGCCTGGTTTCATAACAACAGTCTCATCGTCATCCGTTGGTTCTTCGGAGTAACCAATAGTGATTTTACAATCATTGATTACTTGAACCAAGAACACGTCCATACTGTCCTTATGTCTTGGATACGAACCAGAGTACTGACCAAATCCCACAAACGCAATGTTTGTGATTTGGGGAGCGCCCTTTTCGTATTCAAATTTCTTGGGTGCGGATTCAACAAAAAAGTCCTCCATCTCCTCCACAATATATTTTGCGAACTTAGGAGCGGAAGGTCTTCTATGAAAAGAATTGAGACCTAATCGTTGTTTCTCACGATTCCAATCGTACATCTCTTGGGGATGAGTATCAATCAGATGAATCATCCGTGTCCAATCGTAGTCAACTTCTACTTTTGTCCACCAGTGACGTTTGTTACGAATCTCTTCTTTGTGTTGATGAAATCCAATCATTTGTTCCCAATATTATACTTGGGACACAACTCCCATTCACTCTTATCTTTATAACCAATAATCTTAATCTGTCTCAAAGGAGCGCAATCTTGTGCAACTTCTTTGTTCTGTATTTCAACAAGACCCCAGTCGGACAATAATGTTGCAATCGTATTTCTACGTTGCACATCACTCTCTTCTAGGTTTGCTTTCTTTCCATCTAACATAAACAGTTCTTTAAAGTGAACGATATAGTATCGTCCCTGCTTATGAAGGATGTGACATGATTGAAACAATTTGTTTTCTTTACGTGATGCAACACCAATACGAGTTAGTGTTTCACGAACTTTGAGGAAGTCATCTGGTTCGGCTAGAGTAATCTCTAGCATACTCACTGGACTCCATGAGACTAATTTATTTTCTTCCACCTTTGTTCACCTTATTCTTTATTTTTTCTAATTGAGAAGGCGAGAGAAGTGGCAGGATTTGACGTGACTTTTCATTGCTATATCCATAGTATTCTTTCACCGACTCAAGGTCGTTTTCTACTTCAGGTTTTACCCACTTAGAGAAACGTTTTCGTTTCCTAACTATATTTATAAGAAACTGATATTGTAGACGTGAGTCAAGGTGATGATACCGATTCATCTCATTTGCAATAACAACGGTATCAGAGAAATAGGATAGAGAGCGATTAACCATAAAGGAGTTATATGCTTTCTCATCTTCGGGAGATTGCATAATATTTTTCTTGGATAGATTAATACTGTTTACATAATTAAAAGGATTCACTAAATGCTCCAAGGTAAATCGTCAGGTTCAGGTTTATTTGTAGTCTCAGGTAATATACCACACTTCTCTAGAAAAGTCAATCCTTCATTTGATTTATAGTTGTGTCCATAAACAACTCTTTTGATTCCAGACTGGTAGATGAGTTTTGCACATTCAAGGCAGGGCGCACAGGTTGTGTAGAGAACTGCACCCTCCGCCGACTCTGTTGACTTCGCAACCTTCGTGATTGCATTTGATTCCGCATGAATTACCTCGTCTTTAGTTTTTAGTTCTCTATCAAGTTCGTATGCCCCGATTTCATATTCGCAGTTGTTGTCCCAACCACTAGGCATACCATTATATCCAATGGAGATAATTCGGTTATCTTTTACAATAACAGCACCAACTTTCATACGTATCGCAGAAGACAACTTTGCATATGTCTCTGCAACTTGCATGTGTGCTTCGTCCCACTTATCCAAAGTCAAACTCCATCTGCTTTGGCACCCACTCATTATTGACTCGCACTAGTGGTATTGGTTGATGGTCAATGGGTTCTCTTGTTTCAGGAACAACAACAACATACGAACCATCGTTCTTGTGAATACGATTACCGTATTTGTCTGTAGTCAAACACTCATCAAGGGTGTCAGTATATCTTAGATATTTAATCATTTAGCACCTTCGCAATGT